CACGTACTTTACGGTAGTAGTAGTTCTCGCCAGCAACCATGTTGCCAGAACCGTCCAATTGAACGAATGGATTTGAGACCATGCCGTAGCGAGTCTTGAAACCAATCTTTGGTTGGAAAGTAGCTGGATCAACTGCACGAACCAATTGTAATGGAACGTATGGGCAGTAGAACAAGCCAGCGTCAAAAGCGGATGCGCCTTTGTAGCCAACTACGAAGAACTGTTGACCAGTACCTGCAGATGCGTTAGCAACGGTATATGGGTCAACATATACTTTGTAACGACCATTTAGAACACCAGCGAATGTTGTTGAAGACTCATCAACATTTAAGCCATTGTTACCAGCAAGAGCTGGTGTATAGTCAAGAACACCTGCCATTGCCATTGCAGAAGCAACGTCGCTAGAACAGATGATAAAGTTACCACGACCACGACGAGTTGTTTGGGCAATTGCATTTGCTTCACGCTCGATTTGGAACATTAGACCTTTGAATTTTTCAACAGACCAACGACCATTTGCGTCAACGTCTAAGTCGAAAATACCTGCAGTTGCAGTACCTTGTTGAGCACCAACTTTAGCGCCACTGTATACAGTACGGATAACTTCGCGATTGATTTCAGCAAGAATTTCTGTAGAAAGAATGCTTGACAATTCGCCTTCAGCATCAAGACCATGAACAGCTTTCAAGTCTTGTGCTAGTTCAACTGAGTATTCAGCTTTTAGAGCACGAGTCTTAGCAACTACGCTGGTTTTCTCGATTGAGAATGCCATTTCGTTGAAAGTATTTGCGCCACCTAGATCTTCTGCGTTAGCAGTAGTCATACCAGTACCAGTTGTGAAAGAACCAGCGTATGGGTTAGCACCAGCGTGAGTACCTGTACCAGCGAAGTCTGTATCAGCTTCGTTGTAAAGAGCTTCAGTACCAGCTTGTGTGCTATACTTGCTCTTCATTGCGAAGATTAGACCTGTTGGTTGTGTCATTGGTTGTACACCGCAAATGTCATAAGCGATCATTTGTGGAGCAGCACGACGGACTAAGCTGATAAGAACTGGGTCATAGCCAGCCATACTAGCGTTAGAGCCAGCACCACCAAGTGAAAGACCAGTACCGCTAAAGTTAGCAGGAACTGTTTCAAACAATTGTTGACGTTCTTCTTGTAATGCTTTTTCTTGGTTCTCTAAAAGAACAGCAGTAACTTCCTTACGGTAGTTATTGGTAATAGCAGGCATTGACTCGTGATCGAGGATCGGTGCCCATTTTTTAAGTAGTTCGGTTCTATCCATTATTTACTCCTAAGATTTGGATTGTTATTTTTTTGTGTTAAATGCGTTCAAGTATGCTTTTACGTTAGGATCAATTACTTTTTCCTCACGTAGCTCTTCGACTGCACTGTCTGTTACTACAGACTTAACTTCTGAAGATGCCTTTTTAGCAAAATAGTTCTCATGAATTGTTTGTAGTTTTTTCTTAAATGATTCTGCATCATCATAAGATAGTTCTTCAGACAAGGACTTAAACTTCTCAACTTCAGTGTCTGTCATATCTTTAACGAAAGCATCAACTGTTGCCTTGCGAGCAGATTCATTGATTGTTTTTGTTAGTTCGATATTCTTAGCAACTGTTTCGTCAAGTTTTGATTCGAGAGATTGAAGTGTTTCTTCCATATCAGCTAACACATCGAAACGCTCTTCAGGAATTTCGATATACGATTCTTGGAACGCAACTTTCAATTTCTCAATAAAGTCTTCCATGATTTCAGACTTAATACCAGATTCTAGGGCAAGTTCATTATCAGCAATCCACTGCTCAACCATATAGTTGAGATAACCATCAATCTTTTCAACAAGACCCTCTTTATAATTCTCAACTTGCTCAGCAAGTTTAGATTCATACTCTTCGTCGAGTTTAACAATTTCTTGTTTAACTCTTGTTACTACTGCTGCTTCGAAAATAGTTGCAGCTTTAGTTTTAAATTCTTCTGTAAGTTCTTCGCCATTTACAAGAGCAGCAACATCTTCGCTGACATCAATAGTGAATTCGCGAGCCTTAACTTCGACTTCTTCATTGTATTCTTTTTGCGACTTTTTAATGGCAGCAACTGAATGGTGTCCAGGTTCTTCAAGTCTCATAACAGGTGCGCTACTGGCTCCTGGTTCTGATGTGTGCATTAAAGTAGACTTGGCACCTTCATGAGTAGTATGCCACACTTTGTGGTGCGTACCATTTTTCTCTTTCCACTCGTGCGTTGGTTTAGTGTTCATTGCATGATCATGATGATTTTCTTCGGCTTCATCAGAATCACCAACATCAACACTTTCATCAATGTTTTCTTCATTCTCTTCTTTTACCGCTTTAAGATTTGATGATTCTGGAGCTGAAGCATTGCTCTTTACATCGCCCTTCTTAGTAGTTGGCGCTGATGGCTCACGAACATCATTTTTCTTATTGCTTGGTTCTTGGGTTTCTTCGCTCAATGCTGTTTTAAGCTGATTAGATTCAGCCAACATCTCTGCGATTTTCTTTTCAATTGACATCTTTGATCTCCTATAACTGGATAAGTTCTATGTAATTATTTATAAATTATTTGATTTTACTCAAAAAATTCTGGAAAGCACGGACTTTGGCTTCCGTTAAATTCTTTGATGAAGTTTTACGAATTACACGCTTCACTTCATCTATATGTTTCTCCACAAATTTCCCATTAACGAAAACCCATTCCTTGCCTTCCATAATGCCACGAACGAAAGCATCTGGGGCTGAAGGGTCAGCAACGATATCTGCTGCAGTTGACAGCGTAAAATCGTCTTGAACAATCTGAACACCATCTTTGTTTTCTTTTAGTGTACCAATTGCTCGACTAGAAACACCAAGATTTGCGCCACCATCTAAAAGACCTCTAGCAATCATCCCGTTCGGTGTTTCTAAAATTTTTGCTCTTCCATAATAGTTGGAGCCTTCTTTTCTCAACTCAGTAATCATATGTGATACTAAGTGAAGATTTATGCCTGGACCATCAGGATGACCCAACTCTCCAAAGGCACGATTATTCTTAACTGTTTCTTCCATGTAACGAGCGACTTCTTTATCCATAACTTCAGATGGATACATGCGCCCATTCTTATTCTTAAGGTCAGCTTGTAGAAAGATACCTTCGATAAAGTAGTCTTTCTTCTTTCCTACTTTTTCTTCTACGATAAATCTAACGTCTTGAACTTCTTCTCTAATCAGTTTCATAGATTAACTCCCGACCACAGCTGGGTTATCTTTAATACCGAATGCGCCAGTTTCGATTGGATCAGTATAACCATCAAACTTTTTAAGTTTAAAATTAATCATACCTGCGCCAGCGAAAGTAACAACAATATCAGATGCTGGTTCATCAATAACAACAAACTCAGAATCAACAAAAGATCCTGTACCATGATAC